ATGCAATTACCACTTTTGCTGGTAACGGCGCTAAACTTAGAATTTATACTTCTGGCGCAGTTCAGCTAGTGGAATGCGTTTGCGGAACACCGTTTGCTGGCGCAGCCTCTAGCGGTGTGCTTACCTTAAGCGCGATTACGGCGGGTACAGCAGGCGCAACAGGGACAGCGGCTAACGCAAGTATTTATAAATCGGACGGAACAACTTTGATTGTATCAGGATTAACCGTTGGCACGTCAGCTAGCAATATTAACTTATCAAGTACGTCTGTTACGACGGGTGATAGTGTGGCTATTTCTTCTGCAACCATTACGGAAGGTAACGCATAATGGCTTTATGGGACGCTGGAATATGGGACACCGCTAAATGGTCTACCATTGAAGCGACGGCGTCCATAACGCTTGATAACATTACGTTTGCTAGCGCAGGAAAGCTAACGCACAACGGCACATTAGCCGTTACGCTTGATAACATTACGTTTGCTAGCGCGGGGACGCTAACGCACAACGGCACATTAGCCGTTACGTTAGCGGACATCATCTTTACTGCTACAGGCAATGAAGTTCAAACGGGAATATTAGCAATTACGTTAGAAGATATTGCGTTTGCAGCCACAGGCGGCAAAGTTAACAGCGGTACTTTAGCGGTTACGTTAGACGATATTACATTTGTAGCTGCGGGGAATGAGGTTCAAACGGGCGTATTAGCGGTTACGTTAGACGATATTATTTTTTCAGCTACAGGTTCAGAAATACCACCGTTTTTAATTGACACTAGACGCGGCGGTTTAAAAGCCAAGAAAAAAGAATACAAAAACAACAGCGCCGACGTTAAAAAAGCAATTGAAGACGCCGTTGAAGCAGTCACTGGAGAGCCTAAACCAAAGGCTAAGGTTGCACCTAAAGTTGAAGAAAAGCCTGTTACTTTTGTTGAGGATTATGAAGCAATCCTCCGCATGGAAACTGAGAAAGCTGCACTAGAGCTTGCTATCGCGCAAATGCTTGAAGATGAGCGTGATGATGAAGAAGCCATACTTTTACTATTATGATTGGAGATTAAAATGGGGTACGAAATTATATCCGCTGTCAGTAGCACTGGTGTTCCAGTCGCTGCAAGAGCTGACGGCAACGTTGTAGGTGTCAGCAGTAACGGTACACGCGCCACTTTTCATTACGTTGCGCAAGATGTTACGCCCGTAGCAACCGCTACTGACGTATTGGTTCTATCAGGCTCTGCGACAAAGACCATTCGAGTAACTAAAATTTCGATTGTGGGGACGGCTACCGCTGCGTCCATTTACGACCACTATGTTATTAAGCGCACCGCAGCAAATACGGGCGGCACATCAACTAGTGTGACGGCGGCGCAGTCAGATTCAACTGATGATGCGCAAACAGCTACACTAAAACTTTACACTGCCAATCCGTCCGCATTAGGCACGGGTATTTCAGTTGAAGGTGCAAAAACGTATTTATCTGCTGGAGCTACTCCCGGCGCGGCGGCGTTACCTCATGTTTACACATTTGGCTCAAGAAACGATAAAGCGATTGTTTTGCGCGGTACAACTGAATCGTTAGCTATCAATTTTGGAGGTCAAGCAGTGCCTTCTGGGGCTAACATATACATAAGCATTGAATGGACAGAGGACGTTGCGTAATGCCGCTGTACGAAGTCACTTGCAAGAAATGCGGCGCATCGCAAGATATTTTTAGAAAACTGGCGGATTACGACAACTTGCCACAGTGCTGCGATACGATAATGACGCGAGTTATTTCAGCGTCGTTTGTCCATGCTGAGTTTGCACCTTATAGGTCACAAATTGATGGCAGTATGATTACTGACAGAGGACAGCATCGTAGGCATTTAAAGAACAATGGGTGCAGTGAAGTCGGTAACGAGGACATGACGCCCAAAGTAGACCATTTTGCGCAAAAGCGTAAAAAAGAAACGTTGCGACAAGAAATTGCCGCAAGAATAAACTAACTAAGGACTCCAAATGAGCGAAGAAACGACGACTGAAGACTCAGTTGAAGAAGTTGCGGTAGAAGAAGAAAGTCAATCTACCCATGATATTATTGGGCGTGAGCTGGATAAACTTGAAGAATCAACATCTACAAGCGAACCTGAAGAAACAGTAAAAGAAGAAGTAAAAGCACCACCTCCTGAACGCTCTCCGTGGAAATCATGGAAAGCCGAAGCGGCAGCCGAGTTAGAAAAGTTGCCAGAAACTGTACAGAAGCATATCATAGAGCGTGAAGAACAGTTCCACAGAGGGATAGAGCAGTATAAATCAGCGGCTAACTTTGCTAAATCCATTGATAAGTCGATTGCTCCATATAAAAATTATTTAGAGGAAATGCAAGTCGCGCCAGACGTCGCGTTTTTCAATCTTCTAAAAACAGAACATACGCTTCGTCGAGGGTCATACCAAGAAAAAGCGGAAATGCTAATGAAATTAGCGCATGATTATCAAATCGATATGACCCAGCTAGCCGGCTTGCCATACGACCCAACCATGCACAATCTTAAGGCGCAGCTAGACGAGAAAGAACGACAACTGCGAGAGGCTTCGGAATTTAAACAAAGTCACGAAGATGCTCAAATTCAGTCTAAAATTTCGGATTTTGCGCAACGTCATGAGTATTTTACTGAGGTGCAGTCAACGATGGCAGACCTGCTAGAACGTGGACTTGCAAATGACTTAGATGATGCTTATGAAAAAGCATTGCGGTTAAACGATAATACGTTTCAAAAAGTCTATGCTCAACAGCAAGGCGGCGGGAATCGTCAAAATTTAACGCAGGCAGACCAAGCTGCAAAGGCAGCAAAGGCAGCAGCGGTATCGGTTAAAGGTTCACCTGCGGGCGCGAATCGAACAGTTATCCCTGCAACTACTGAAGAAGCCGTTAGACAGGCAATGCGCCTTCACGGATTTTAAATTTTACGAGGATTAAGCAATGGCATTTGCAAACAGCGCGATTAGTGACATTATCGCAACCACCATCGAAAGCCGTACCAAATCGGCTCAAGATAACTTAACAAACAACAACGCGTTATTACTTCGTTTGAAAGAACGCGGTAACGTAAAAACAATCAGCGGTGGCTCAACCATCTTGCAAGAATTGTTTTATAACGACCCTTCAACCAACTATGCGTCAAGCTATAGCGGTTACGAAACTATCAACATTTCGCCTGATTCTCCAATCAGTGCTGCACAGTTTAATTTAAAGCACTATGCAGACGCTGTAACGATTTCTGGCCCTGAAATGCTTGCTAACAGCGGCAAAGAAGCAATGATTGAATTGCTTGCTACCCGTGTTGAAATTGCTGAAGCAAGACTTAACAACAAAATCGACATTGATTTACATGGCGATGGTACAGGCAACGCAGGTAAAAACTTAGTTGGTTTAGCGGCTATGATTAGCACTTCACCAAGTACAGGTACTTACGGCGGTATTGACCGTGCTACATGGACTTTCTGGCGTAACGGCGCGTACACTTCAACTGGTTTGACTGGTGCAGCGGCAACAGCGGCTAACATTCAAAACAGCATGAACACTGTCGCGTTATCAGTTGTTCGTGGTACAGACCATGTTGATTTAATTTATGCAGGCTCAACCGCCTATTCGCTTTACTTAGCGTCTTTGCAGGCAATCCAACGTATCACTGACGATAAATTAGGCGCGGCAGGTTTCTCTGCGTTGAAATTCTACGGCGGCGCTGGCTCTGCTGACGTTGTACTTGGTGGCGGTATCGGCGGCAACCAAACTGCAACTCGTATGGACTTTATTAACACAAAATATGTGTACTTCCGTCCTCACAAAGACCGTAATTTCGTGCCAATCGGCGGCGACCGTCAAGCAGTTAACCAAGACGCGATTGTTCGCTTAATGGGCTTCTCTGGCGCGTTAACCTGTTCTGGTGCGCAATTCAACGCAACATTCAGCACAACCTAGGAGGCATTCATGGCTTATAACATTACGACCCCTTTAGCGGGTTTTCAAGGTATCGCAGTTACTGATACCACACAGAACCACGCATTAGGCACTATCGTTACTGCGGTAGACCCAACTTACGGCGCTGGCGAATTCATTTATTTGAAAGGCGTTGCATCAACTGTTGTGGGCTCATTAGTTGATTATGACTCTTACTTAGCTACAACTGCATTAGCACCTGCTACTGGCGGTGTTGGTCAAGTTGCTGTAGCAATGTCAGCTAACGTGGCATCGCAGTACGGCTGGTATCAAATTTCTGGTATTGCGGCTGTTAAAGCACCTAATGCAATGACTGCTGGCGCTGACGTTTATGCGTTAGCTGCAACTCCGGGCAGCGTTGACGATGCTCAAGTAAATGGTGAGCAAATCTTGAATGCTAAAGTTACCACTACAACTGGTACACCTAGCTCTGGCTTGGCGTTGATTCAAATCAACCGTCCATTCCATCAAGGTCAAGTAGTATAATTTTTTAAGGCGGTAAGCTAGACGGCTTACCGCCAACTAACTAGGATTAAATATGAGCGAACAAATTTCTTATGTCGGCGATACCGGCGGCGATGCTTACTTAGACGTTTCATTCTACATTGGAACGCACGATGGGCAAGAATACGACTTTATCCGAATCAATGTACCCGGCGATAAATCACTGTCAATTGACACGATTGCCGACGATAACCACAAAGCCCGTTTTGCACGGCAATGGCAAGCCTATAAAGGCTTAAAAGATATTAAAGGTACGCCAATGGAGGAATGGCCAGAAATTGCCGAAACACTCCGCATTGAGCTAGCCTACCAAGGGTTTAGATATATTGAACAAGTTGCAGGCGCACCTGACGCGGCGTTTATCCGTATTATGGGCGGCACACAACTTCGCAATAAAGCACAAGCCTTTTTAAATCGTGGTAAAATAGACGCTGATGAACTAATTAAAGCTCAATCTGACCAAATTGCAGAGCTTCAAGCGCAAATGAAAATTTTGATGGATGCACAACCACCTGAAGTCAAAAGAGTTAGAACCGTTAAGGAATAAAACGCATGGCAAACCTACTTACGAATGTTCAAGATGTCTGTTTAGAAATAGGTTTGCCTGTCCCCACGCAAGTGGCGACATCAACAGACCCTCAAGTGCTTCAAATTCAAGCGCTGATGAACCGTACAGGCGA